TTAAAGGCAAAGTTGCCACAATTTTTGAAGCTCGTGTTCTAGATCGTGTTTCTCAAATTGAAGAAGAAACTGAATCTCGTTACGCAGGTATGCTTGAAGAAGCTGTTGAATCAATCAAACAAGACCTAACAGAAAAAGTTGATGATTACCTATCATACATTGTTGAGCAATGGATGGAAGAAAATCAAATCGCTATTGAATCTGGTCTGCGTTCTGAAATGACTGAAGAATTTATTGCAGGTTTACGCAATTTGTTCGCAGATCATTACATTGATGTGCCAGCTGAAAAAGTTGATGTTATTGAAGAATTGGCAACCAAAGTTGAAGAACTTGAAAGTCAACTCAATGAAGAAATTGATCGTGGCGTTCAATTGAACAAAGCATTGGTTGAATCATATAAAACAGAATTGACCCGTGAAGTGTGTAGTGGTCTTACCGAAACTCAAGTTGAAAAAATTAAATCGCTCGCAGAGAGTGTTGTGTTTACCTCAGAAGATGAATACAAAGAAAAACTTGAAACAATCCGTGAGAACTATTTTCCATCTGGTGTTAAAAAAGCCAGTGTGAATCAACTTCACGAAGAAGTAACTGACGGCTCGGAAAAAAAGCAGGTCTCTGCTGATCCATATGTAGCCGCCGTAATGAATGCTATTTCTAAAACTAATAAAATTTAATTCTAAGGAGTATTAACAATGTATCTTTCAGAAGAACTACAAACAAAATGGGCTGGCGTTCTGGATCATCCAGAAATGTCAAAAATTTCTGACCCATACAAGCGTGCTGTAACAGCTGTTGTTCTTGAGAATCAAGCTCAAGAAATGCAAAAGTCTGGCATGTTGCAAGAAGCTGGTTCACCAACCAACTTTGCTGGTACAGGCGGTTTTAGTGGCGGCGCAGCTGCTGCAGGTCCTGTTGCCGGTTTTGATCCAATCCTAATCAGCTTGGTTCGCCGTTCGTTGCCTAATCTAATCGCTTATGATATCTGCGGCGTTCAGCCAATGACAGGTCCTACAGGTTTGATTTTCGCAATGCGTACTAAGTATGCTGGTCAAAACGGTACAGAAGCATTCTTTAACGAAGCCAATACCGGTTTTGCTGGTGCTAACGGTGGTGGCGCTCAGGTAGCTCTTGCTGCTGGCGGTTCTTTGCCAACAGCAATGTTTACAGGCAACGCTGCTCCAATCGGCGCTATGACAACAGGTTCAGCCGAAGCTCTTGGCGACGGCGCTACTGGTAACACATTCCAAGAAATGGCGTTCACGATTGAGAAGGTTACTGTTACTGCAAAGACTCGTGCTTTGAAGGCAGAATACTCACTTGAATTGGCACAAGACTTGAAAGCAGTTCATGGTCTGGATGCAGAAACAGAATTGGCAAACATCTTGTCAACAGAAATTCTTGCTGAAATCAACCGTGAAGTTGTTCGTACAATTTATCAAACAGCTAAGTTGGGCGCACAAGTTGGTACTACTACTGCTGGTGCATTTGACCTTGACACCGATTCAAACGGTCGTTGGATGGTTGAGAAAATTAAAGGTTTGGCATTCCAGTTTGAGCGTGAAGCTAACACTATCGCCAAGACAACTCGTCGTGGAAAAGGTAATGTCCTCATCGTATCTTCTGATGTGGCATCTGCTCTTTCAATGGCTGGCATTCTTGACTATAACTCAGCATTGCAATCACAAGTTAACCTGACGGTTGATGACACTGGTAACACATTTGCTGGTACAATGTTTGGTCGTATCAAGGTTTATATTGATCCGTACTTTGCTACATCGTCAACTGCTGAGTTTGCAGTTGTTGGTTACAAAGGTACCAATGCATATGATGCTGGTCTGTTCTACTGCCCATACGTTCCTCTTCAGATGGTTCGTGCAGTTGATACAGGTACTTTCCAACCAAAGATTGGCTTCAAGACTCGTTACGGTCTGGTTGCTAACCCATTTGCAGAAGGTACAACGCAAGGTCTTGGCGCTTTGACCGCACAGTCAAACAACTACTACCGTGCATTCCGTATCAACAACTTGATGTAAGTTGTTTAGTCCTATAATAATTATTAAAAAGGACTAATTTAAAAGAGGGACAGAAATGTCCCTCTTTTTTTTCTTATAAATATATACATGACAACAGTATACTCAAATCCAACTAATCCTAATTTTCTTCATCCAAATAAGTTTCAGTTAAACTTTGGAAGAACACCGAATGTCCAATATTTTGTCCAATCGGTTAGTGTTCCAGGCATTTCTTTATCTGAAATTCAACGCTCTACACCATTTGTTGATTTGTATTCACCCGGTGAAAAAGCAATTTATGATGTATTAAATGTTACCTTTCTTGTTGATGAAGAATTAAAAGCTTGGTTAGAAATACATGATTGGATTCGTGCGATGACTTTTCCTGAAAGCTTTGATGAATATAGAAGATTGCCTCAATTAAACAAGATAGCTAATTCTCGTGGAGATTTGTCTCCTCAGTTTTCAGATGCATCATTATCTATACTATCTTCAGCTAATAATCCAATATACAAATTTAAATTTTATGATGTTTTTCCCACATCACTTTCCACTTTCGTAGTATCAACCGCTGATGGACCGGACAGTATCATTACTGCCGATGCTACATTCAGATATGCCTATTTTGATGTTGACAAACTGTTTTAAATAGTGTACACTCCTATTAGGAGGCTTTATAATGAATAAAACTGATGAATTATTAAATATGTGGGCTAAAGATTCTGTTATTGACAGAACAGAGCCAGGCAAAGAACTAATAAACATACCGCAATTACACAGTAAGTATTTAACTATACTTTCTAAACATCGTCTATTGGCAAAAGAAGCCGATTTCAAATACAATAAAATCAAAAAAATTAAATGGGAATATTACACTGGTAAGTTAGATGATGATCAATTGAAACACTATGGTTGGGAACCTTTTCCGTTTGTACTGAAATCAGAGATCAATACCTATTTTGATAGTGATGAAGATTTGAATAAGGCTTTGGCTAATAAAATTATATACGAAGAAGTCGTTGAAATATGTCAAAGTATTCTTAAAGAATTAAATAGTAGGACTTTCCAGTTGAGGGATTTTATCCAATGGGAAAGGTTTATTCAAGGCGTTTGATGATTGATATTAGATTAGAAAAGGTTAACGAAGCCTTTATCAAAGTAATATCAGAAAGAAATGTAGCACAAGAACTTTCTGATTACTTTTGCTTTTTTGTTCCAGGTTATCAATATACTCCTGCATTTAAAGCAAGATATTGGGATGGAAAAATAAGATTACTTGATTTAAGAACCATGGAAATTTACCATGGATTGGTTCCTTATATTGAAAAGTTTTGTAAAGATAGAGATTACAAAATTGAGATTGACTCTGAGATAACAGTCACAGACAATTACTCTTTAAAAGAAGCCAACGACTTTATGCAGACACTTGGTTTGCCATTTGAACCTCGTGATTATCAATTAAAATCTTTTGTTCATGCAATTCGTAATAAAAGAATTTTACTTTTATCACCAACAGCTTCAGGTAAATCTTTAATATTATATTTGATATTAAGGTATATTCAGCAAACACAAAAAAAAGGATTGTTAATTGTTCCAACCACATCTTTGGTTGAACAAATGTATACGGATTTTAAGTCTTACGGTTATGATTCAGAACAACATTGTCATAGACAGTACGCTGGTAAAGATAAAGTTACTGACAAATTTCTGACAATTACAACTTGGCAATCCATATATAAAAATCCACCAGAATACTTTGAACAGTATGATTTTGTTCTTGGTGATGAAGCACATCAATTTAAAGCTAAATCATTAACAACCATTATGACTGGTACAACTAATACCAAATATCGTATAGGTTGCACTGGTACTTTAGATGGAAGTCAAACTCATCGCCTTGTACTAGAAGGGTTATTTGGGCCTGTGTATCAAGCAACATCTACTTCAGAATTAATGGATAAAAAACAGCTTGCATCATTTAAAATTAAATGCTTAGTGTTAAAGTATGATGAAACTGTTTGTAAACAATCTAAAGATTGGGACTATAATTCTGAGATAGAATATATAGTTAAGAGCAAACCAAGAAATGATTTTATTAAAAACTTGGTATTATCACTTAAAGGTAATACATTGGTATTGTTTCAACTTGTAGAAAAACATGGTAAAGATTTACATGCCCTCATTAAAGAACACGCAAAAAATAGGCATGTGTTTTTTGTTTTTGGTGGTACTGAAGTTGAGGTTCGGGAATCAGTTCGTGCAATTACTGAAAAGGAAAAAGATGCTATTATAGTAGCTAGTTACGGAACTTTTTCTACAGGGATAAATATTCGTAACCTACATAATATTATATTTGCAAGCCCATCTAAATCTAAAATTCGTAATCTTCAATCAATAGGCCGAGGATTAAGATTAGGTGATGATAAAGAAGAAGCAGTTTTGTTTGATATATCTGATGACTTTAGAATTGGTAAACACACAAATTATACATTAAAACATCTTATTGAAAGATTGAAATTATATGATGATGAAAAATTTAGCTACAAGCTATATAACATAGAGATTAAAAATGGATAACATTAAAATAGTTAGATTACAAAATGGTGAAGATATCATTGCTAATTATCAAGAAGATGAAGGTGAAGGTACAGTATTGTTAACTAACCCTATGTCATTGATGTTTAAACGATTACCAACCGGTAAAGCTGTCATGTTAATGTGTCCTTGGTTACCACTAGAATTGATAGACAATGTTTCTGCCAAGTTATTTGTTCAAGACATATTATCGGTATTCCAACCTAGAGAAAAGATTATAGGGCACTATAATAATACCGTAAATGATGTAACCCAAGACATGCTTCTATCATATGACGATGATGTAGAAAACTTTGAAGGAGATGGAGAAGAAGATGAAGAGGACATTGAAGAAGCCTTAGAAGAACTTTCAACCATCCAATCCTTTAGGAAATACCTACATTAATATATTCAAACATCAACACCGCTATGATATCACATGTCAAGTGGTGTTTACGGTAATGATGCTAAAGTATTCCTAATAAGCTTGCTTTATTGAGGAAAGGTGATATAATAATACTATGTTAGAATATAACGATGAAAACCTAGATTTGGTCTCAAAGCTCATACGAAAGAACTTGACACCAGATTTGATTGCCAAGAAATGGCGAGAACGAAATTCTCGCAATCCAACCTTTGGTCATTGCCACACAGCATCAGGTTGTTTGTACAAACTCTTTGGCCCCAAGGCAATGCACATGCACCGAGGATTTGATGGAGAAATCTATCACTGGTGGATAGTTGACAGAAACGGCAACATCATTGACTTAACATCGGAACAATACACAAGTATTGGTAAAGTACCACCATATGAACATGGTGAGAAATCGGGTATGTTGGGTTTTGGTTATAAGACAAGAGTTTTAGTATTATTAGACAAAGTAACAAGTGAATTAAATATTACCAAATAAAGCTTGACAAATACCGTGTGATAGTGTATTATGTTGAACTGACTTATATAATAGGAATTTTATGATTGACATTCTTTTTGTGCATCCAAATGCATCTGAGGTCATATACCAAGGCCTTGCGAAAAACAATGCAGCAATTGAACCACCTATATGGGCAGCAATGTTGGCCAATAGTGTGCGAAGTAAAGGATTCAGGCCAGAAATTCTTGATGCAGAGGTTGAAGGTTTAGATTATCTTTCAGCTGCTAAAAGAATTACTGAATACAAAGCTAAGGTTGTTTGTTTTGTTGTATATGGCCAACAACCATCTGCATCTTCTCAAAACATGGAAGGTGCTACTGCAACGGCAAGAGAATTAAAAAACCTTGAACCGAATAGTTTTGTATTGTTTGTTGGCGGGCATGTTGCTGCATTGCCAGTTGAAACACTTGAAAAAGAAAGTTTCATTGATGCCGTTTGTCAAAATGAAGGCGTATATACAATTCAAAATTTGTTAAAACTATCCTCATTTGACGAACACAACTTAAAGAAAATTGATGGGTTGGTTTTTAGAACAAGCGATAATCAAATTTGTTTAAATCCACCTTCTGAAATTGTTCCCAGAAGTTCTCTTGATGTTGAATTACCTGGAATGGCATGGGATTTATTAC